CCAAGAAATTCAAGATTAGAAGCAAACAACACTGGTGCAGAACAAGCAGGAAGTACAAGTAAATTTGTAGATTTTTATTCTAATGGTTTTGAACCTCAAGTATCAGATAGTGAAATAAATGCTTCAGGAGGTACATATATCTATATGGCATTTGCTGAAGACCCAGATACAACATCACCAACACTTGCAGATAGTTTTAGTACAGTAACTTGGACTGGTACAGGTAGCGCAAGGTCAATAACAGGTTTAGGATTTTCACCTAATTTAGTATGGTACAAGGAAAGGTCAAACACAAGTAGTCACGAATTGTTAGATACGCTTAGAGGTCCAACAAATTACATAATGTCAAGTTCATCTAATGCACAAGCTTCATCAGCGCAAGGTTTACAAAGTTTTGATAGTGATGGTTTTAGCGTAGGTACTGATGGTGCAGTAAATCAAAGTGGTCAAACTTATGTGGGGTGGACTTGGAAAACCGATGATAACGAGTCGACAATAAACACAGAAGGTAGTATAGATTCAATAGTTAGTGCAAATGCTAATGCAGGATTTAGTATTGTAAAATGGGACGGTACACAAGCTGGAGGTGCAACTGTTGGTCACGGTCTATCGTCAGCACCTGAAATGATAATTGTAAAAAGATTAGATTATGCAGAAGATTGGGTTGTATATCATTCATCATTAGGTAATACAAAAACATTAAACTTAAATCAAAGTGACGCAGAAGTTACTGATGCTGCGTTTAACAATACAACACCTACAAGTTCTGTATTTACTTTGAGTAATTGTGCTTCAGGTTCTTGTATTAACTCAAATAGTGGTAGTTATATAGCTTATTGTTGGCATACAGTAAGTGGATATAGCAAAATTGGAAGTTATACTGGGAATGGAAGTGCAGGGCACGCAATAACAGGTCTTGGATTCCAACCTGACTTTGTTATGATTAAGTCTGCAACTACAGCAGAAGATTGGTTATTGTTTGATTCAGTTAGAGGAAATAGTATTGTTTTATATCCAAATAAAAATGATGTAGAAGCATCTTATAGTACATTTGTTTTTGATTCAAATGGATTTACGATACCTCAATGGGGTTCTATAAATGCAAGTGGAGAAACTTATATATATATGGCTATAAAAATAAATTAAAAACACGTAATATATAAAAAATACAATTAAATCAAATTCAATAACTTATGAAATTAAAGAAAAAAGAGCTTGATAATTTAAAAGCTTTAGTAGATAAAATATCTACAAAACAAAATGAAATTGGGTTAAATACCATAAATGGTCATAAATTAGCCCATGAATTTTCACAGTTAGAAATACAATTAAATAATATGAAATCTAGCTTACAAGAAATATATGGCAAATGCAATATAAATATTGAAACAGGTGAGCTAGAAAAAATTGAATCAAATGAAACTAATAAGGAAGATTAGTGTAGGAAGAGACTATAAAGATAATGCAATGCACTATCAAATAGGACAAGAGGTTTATGGAAATCATACGATAACAAATATACTTGAGAAAGACAACGATTACCAAATATATATAAAAAAGAATAAAGAAGTTTTACTTTGGAAATCTTTTAATAAAAACATGGGTATAAGTATTGAGTATAATTTAGATTATGAATAATCCGTACGCTTTAATAATACAACCAAAAGAAAACCGCTACAAAAACACTAAAAAAGTATCTGATAAAAACTTAATCCTAAACACGTCGATTAGTGACCATAGGTATGTAAGTAAAGAAGCAATAGTAAAAGCGCTTCCAGGTGCGTTTAAAACGCCTCTACAAGAGTCTGATGAAGTATTAGTGCATCACAATATATTCAGAAGATACTACGATGTTAGAGGAATTGAAAAGAATAGTGGTAATTATTTCAAAGAAGATATGTACTTTTGTTATTTAGATCAAGTGTACATGTATAAAAGAAATGAAAACTGGATAGCAATGCCAGGTTACTGTTTTGTAAATCCTATACAATCAGAAGATAAATGGGAAAACAAAGAAGAACCTTTAAAAGGTATTGTAGTTTATACAGATGGCTCTGATATTGTAAAAGAAGGTGAGCTTGTTGGTTTTACACCATACTCTGAATTTGAATTTATAGTAGGTGATAAAAGGTTGTACAGAATAAAATTAAATGATATTTCAATAAAGTATGAACACAAAGGAACAGAAAAACTCTATAATACGAGCTGGTTATAAAGCTGTAAAAGAGTTAATCAAAGTCGCTGAAGAAGAAATCATAGTTGAAGACGCAGCAGATGAGTTAGCAGCGGATAGATTAAAGAATGCAGCGGCAACTAAAAAGTTAGCTATCTTTGATGCTTTTGAAATATTAAATAGAATTGAATCTGAAAAAGCAATGCTAGATAATAAGCCTCAAGACAAGAAAGAAGCTTTTAGCGGATTTGCAGAAAAAAGGTCTAAATAATGTCATATAAGCAAACATTATATAAAATCATTGAACCTATTAAGCGTACAACGATACATAGACTGAATAAAAAGAAATACTGGGAATACGGGTATAACAAAGAACATGACGTAATTGTTATAAGTAAAACAGGTAGGATTGGTGAGGTATACGAAATACAAAATTTAAAGATTGCACTGCCGGAAGCAAAAGATGTGTATAGCAAGTATGATAAATGGGTTGCGCAGGAATATCCAAAAGATTTAAAAAATATTAAAACAATATTTGATTGGCAAACCTACCCGGCGGAATTTAAAAACAAGTGGCATGAATACATTGATAAAGAGTTTACTAGAAGAGATGAAGGGTATTGGTTCCGTAATAAGGGTGTTGATACTTATATCACTGGGTCTCATTACAATTACTTGCAGTGGTCCAAGATTGATGTTGGGCAGCCAGACTTTAGAGAAGCAAACAGATTATTCTTCATATTCTGGGAAGCTTGCAAGGCAGACACAAGATGTTATGGGATTTGCTACCTTAAAAATAGACGGTCTGGATTTAGCTTCATGTCAAGCAGCGAGACAGTTAATCAAGCTACAATCTCTTCAGATGCTAGATTCGGAATCTTATCGAAGACTGGTAGCGATGCAAAGAAGATGTTTACCGACAAGGTCGTACCAATATCAACGCACTACCCATTCTTTTTTAAACCAATACAAGATGGAATGGATAGGCCGAAAACAGAACTCGCGTATAGAGTACCAGCCTCCAAGCTTACAAGGAAATCCATCAGCGCAACCGGGGCCAACCAGAGGGAAATCCTCGAAGGGCTCGATACAACAATAGACTGGAAAAATACAGGAGATAACTCCTATGATGGTGAAAAGTTAAAATTACTTGTTCACGATGAATCTGGTAAGTGGGAAAGACCAGATAATATATTAAACAATTGGCGTGTTACAAAAACAACGCTGAGATTAGGAAGTAGGATTATAGGAAAGTGTATGATGGGATCAACATCAAATGCGCTAGATAAAGGAGGTGATAACTTTAAAAAATTATTCAATGACTCAGACGTTACAAAAAGAAACCGCAATGGACAGACTAGCTCTGGACTATATAGTTTGTTCATACCTATGGAGTGGAACTACGAGGGATTCATTGATTCTTATGGATTACCTGTATTCGATACACCCGGAGCTCCTGTCGAAGGACCCCAGGGTGATAAAATCGATGTTGGCGTAATAGAACATTGGGAAAATGAAGCAGATGGATTAAAAAATGATTCAGATGGATTAAATGAATTTTATAGACAATTTCCAAGAACACAAGAGCACGCATTCAGAGATGAAACAAAAAACAGTATATTTAATTTACAAAAAATATACGAGCAAATAGATTACAACGATGGTACATTAACATCTGGTGCTGTAACGAAAGGAAACTTTCAATGGGAAAATGGTATTAAAGATTCAAGGGTAATATTTACACCAGATCCTAAAGGAAGATTTAATATATCTTGGGTTCCTAGTTATAATCTTCAAAACCGCGTAATACTAAAAAATGGGCGCAAGCATCCAGGTAATGAACATATGGGCGCGTTTGGTTGTGATTCATATGATATATCAGGCACAACAGATGGAAGAGGATCTAAAGGAGCATTACACGGATTAACAGTATTTAGCATGGAAGATGCACCTGCTAATTCATTCTTTCTAGAATATATAGCTAGGCCTCAAACCGCTGAAATGTTTTTTGAAGATGTATTAATGGCATTAGTATTTTACGGTATGCCAATACTCGCA